CAGAGGATGCCAAGAAAGCTAGAATAGAATCTGCTAAAACTAAACTGCAAGATTTAGGTCTAACACTAGACGAAGTTAAAGACGCATTTAATATCTGACAATGAAGTTTATTCTGATACTACAGCTATGCTCTGCATTATCAGGAACTTGTGAAACTCCAGAAAAAGCATCAATACAATTTGATACATTTTATGATTGTGGTGTTGGTGGTTATAGTATTGCTGGATCAAAATTAAAAGAACTAGATCATAAATTAGTTAATCAAGAAAAACTTTATATTAAGTTTGGTTGCTTGGAGAGACAAGATGAGATCAGTTAAAAAGAAATCATTCAAGTCTGCTATAGAAGATAACAACTCTATTCGTATATCTTATCATGAAAAGGTTTGCGCTGAAAGAATGAAAACTTTATTCAAAGCTATCGATGAAATGAGAAAAGATATAAAAGAAATAAGAGCTGACGTAAATAAAAGCAAGGGTGGCTTCAGAGTTTTATTACTCATTGGTGGTGCAATAGCATCATTGCTAGGCTTCATTAAATATAATGGCTAACAGAAGAAAATCTGCTGTAGTTGGTTTAACTACAGAACTTCAAGCTCAATTAAGACTTGCAAAAGATCCTAATATTATTGTATTTACCCCTATTGGTGGTCTTGGTCCAGTAGATATTGTTACTTTAAATATGTCTACAGGTGAGTATACTGCTTATGATGTTAAAGCTAAAAATTATAGAAAGAATGATTCAAAAACTATCCCTGCTGACGGATATAAAAGAAACAGGAAAGGATCTTTTATTAATAGAGGAAGAACTAAAGAACAAAAGAAACTTAATGTGAGGATAATATACGAATGAAACTTTCAAGAAACTTTACACTACAAGAATTAATTAAATCAGATACTGCAATACGTAAGGGTATTGATAACAATCCTAATGCAGATCAAATAGAAAAACTAAAAGAACTTTGTGAAAAAATATTACAACCAGTTAGAGATCACTTCGGTAGAGTTAAGGTAACTTCTGGATTTAGATCTCCACTTCTTTGCGAAGCCATTGGTAGTTCAGCTAATAGTCAACACGCAAAAGCTGAAGCCGCAGACTTCGAATGTATTGGAGTTGATAACGCAGAGCTTGTAGATTGGATTCATAAAAATTTAGAATGGGATCAATTAATTTTAGAATACTATACTTCTGGAGAACCTAACTCTGGATGGGTACATTGTAGTATATCTGATAAACCAAGAAAACAATTCCTTCATGCTTATAGATCTGAAGGTAAAACAAAATACAAGCCAATATTAGGTAAGGCAAAGGATGTAATATAATGTGGTTAAGTGCTATCAAACTAGCAGTACAAGCTGGTAGTCATATATATAAAAACAAACAGAAAACTAAAATGTTAATGGCAGATGCTCAAATGCACCATGCAGAAAAGATGGCAAATGGTGAGGCAGAGTATCAAGGTAAATTATTAGAGAGTAGAAACTCGGATTGGAAAGACGAGTTCATTTTATTATTATTAAGTGTGCCAATCGTAATGTTAGGATTTGCAGTATGGTCAGATAATCCAGAACACATGGAAAAGATGCAGCTCTTCTTTGAATACTTTTCTAACCTACCATTTTGGTATCAATCAATTTTTGTAGGGGTCATAGCAAGTGTCTATGGTCTTAAAGCAACAGATTTAATTAAGAGGAAGTAATGAGTAATCAAGCACCTACCATGATGGTATCACAATATAGCAGAAAAAAACCTACACTTCTTGCACAACAAACAGGTAAGAAGAGAAAGAAAAAAAAATATAAAAAGAAAAGATAATGGCTCGTATTAAATTTGTACATTTTGTACCTAGAGATAAGCCACCTAAAAGACCAAGAAGGCACAAAAAAAAACTTAACAAATCAGAGAAGAGAAGTTATAAGAAATACAATCGACAAGGCAGATAGTATGATAGATAGAATTTGTTATTTTTTATTTGGAACATTAGACAAGTGGTGTGCTTGGGTAGATGATATGTTCACAATAAAACCAAAGAAGAAAAAGAAAAAGAAATGAAAGTAAGTGAGAACACATCTGTTGCTATGCCAATTAAAAATATGGTTGGTATTATTGTTGCTGTTGCTATGGGTGTCTTTGCATACACAGAAGTTACAGCTAGATTAACTTCATTAGAAACATCAAGAGAATTATTTCAAGCTGATCTACTTAAAAAATCTGAACAGCTACCCACAGACCAAGAACAGTATATGCTTCTCGAATCTGTGTTTAAAGATGTAGAAAAATTAATTGAAACACAAGAACAAAATATGACAAACAAAGTTAATATAGAATTTCTTAAAGAGCAAGTACAAAAACTACAGGTTGATGTAGAAAAATTAATTAGAAATGGGAGTGGACATTGATTACAGAAATTGTAGCTTTGTTAATGATAGTTGATCATGAGATTAAAGAGCATAGAATACAACCATCTATGTCTGAATGTTTAAAAGGTAAAAGAATTGCTATGAGAAAAGTATCTGATAATGTAGAATATAAATGTATCAAATCTAAAGCAGAACTTGAAGATAACATTGACGGAAGTAAATCAATTAAAAAATTAATATTGGAATAAACTATGGCAAAGACAGCAGCATGGCAGAGAAAAGCAGGAAAGAATCCTAAAGGTGGATTGAATGCTAAAGGTAGACGAAGTTATAACAGAGCTACTGGTGGAAATTTAAAAGCACCAAGTAAAAAAGTAGGCAACAAACGAAGAGCTAGTTTTTGTGCGAGAATGAAAGGCATGAAGAAGAAACTTACTTCAGCTAAAACTGCAAGAAATCCTAACAGTAGAATTAATAAAGCATTAAGAGCTTGGAACTGTTAATGAAAAAAAAAGGTTGGAAGAAAAAAAAAATACAATCATTAATCTGTGGTTATTGTCAAGAATGCAACAGACAATTAATGAGTGATGAAGGTGGTTGGATTATCACAGCAAAGAAACAATACTTTTGCCATGATGGTAAAGATGGTTCTTGCTTTGACAACTATTGTGAGTTAAAAGTAAAACAACAACAGGAGAACACCAATGAAAAAAGGTTATCACAAAACAGCTACTGGTAAGACAGCTAAAAAAGGTTTGTACTATAATATAAACAAAAGAAAAAAAGCTGGTACTTCAAGAAGTAAAAAGAAATCTACTATATCTTCAAAGGCTTATAAGAATATGAAGTCTGGATTTAAAAAGTAATTCTTCTTAACTCTTCAAACTCATCCCAAATAGTATTACCTTGATTCCAGTATCTTCTCTTTTCTTTTTTATTTTTAAGAGAGTTAATTACTGTTGTATGATCTTGATTAAATACTCTAGCCATTGAAGATATACTTACATTGTATTCTTCATTTAAAAGATTATAGACAATACTTCTTGCTCTAACTACATCCGTAGTTCTACCTTTACTAAATACATCATGCTTACTAATGGTGTATCTTTCACACACTTTATCTACAAGTTTAGAAACAACTTCTATGTTTGCTTTTTTATATTTGATATTAATTTGTTTCTTATCATTACTATCAAGTATAGGTTTTTTTTGCATTAGTTCTGCTGCGTACAGAAATCCTTCCGAGAACCCTACCTCATATAATCTTTCTTCTTGGCTCGTAAGAAGGTAAAATGCTTTCTTAACTTTATAGATAAAGTGATTCTGATTTAGTTTTTTTATGTGCTTATTGTAATGTTGACTTACATTTATGGTCATAGATCCCCTACGTTTTTTCTTTCTTTTTTTTCAACTGTTAAGTTAATAACTATTTTGCCATTAACTGTTCTCTGCATTCGTTAACTTTAATGTGTAAGCTATAACTTTCTGCTTTCAACTTGTTAACTTTCTGAAGTGTTTGGATGTATTGTTCAGATTTTTTTCTCTGTTGATCCATCAACTTCTGCAGACGCACTTTGGTCTTTTCCATTATGCTCCTTTGTTACTCTTGTAAAATCGAATCTTAAATTATCAATCTTACATTCTACAAACTCTCCTCTATTCGAGTTGTTTGCAGCTTTCTTTACATCATCAAAGGTTTCGATCATTGTAAAATGACACTCACCATTAATAATTCTTTTAAATTTTGTCATACTTTTTTAGATTTTTCAACTTCTTTTTTGATCAAAAAATCTATATACTGTTTAGCTTTTTTAAGATCTTCAATACCATTTTTTCTTTTGTATCTGGAAATATATTTAATTACATTGCCTTCACAAAAATCAAATTCATTTTGAATTATAAAGTCAATAGGTTCAATCTTATTTGCTATGTAGTGTTGTGGTTCTTTTATATTATCTGCCATGTTAAATCCTTTTTTTAAGCAAGGTGGGGAAAACGAGAAAGGGAAAAAAACCCCACCCTGCTTGATACCCTTTAGCTAAAATTAAAAGGTATATTCGTTATTAGCACCATCGTTTGCTTTTGCAAAGCTATTTTTACCTGCTCCGCTTGGTGTTAAAATTACTGTCAGCTCACCTTCCTTGACATTACCATCTTGATCTTTAGATGGGAACGCAGCTTGGTTATACCACTTACCATTTATGTTAACTCCAATGGTCCAGTTCTTATCTGGATGCTTCATATTTTTTGGACCAACATAGACAGGAAGTTTATCTGCTGGAGACTTCCAATCTTTATTCTTGGTTAAGTTAATGTATATTTTTTCTGATTGTTCAGACATATTTACTCCTTGGTTATATCAACT